TGTTGTATTTTGCTGAACATTGAACTGATCGCCCGCGTATCGCAATTCCTGCAAAGCATCGGTTGTAAGCCCGAGTTTATCCGCCGTCGTTTGTAGTTGGCTTCCGGCTTGAACGGCACCTAGAATACCTTGCCGGAGTTGATCTAGTCCAACCGTAATCCCTAGCGCCGCGCCTACTTTGGCAAACATAGCGGTCATGTCCTTAGACATCATTTTACCGCTCCGCGACATCTTCGCCCGAATCTTTTTGTTGGCCTTGTCGAGATCGGTCTCAAGTTTTGCGGTACGTGCCCGCAAATCCATTACATAGGTATCTAGTGAATTTGCAGCCATTAGCGTTTAGTCCTTTCTGCTTGTAAGGCTGAGTTTAAGGAGCAGCGCCTTGCCCTTTTCACTGAGTTCGACGGGTTCCGGCTTGGGTTCGCCGTCGTCGTAAAACTCGTCGATTTCAAACCATTCGATCTTTTGACCAGACTTTGGAGGCAGGTAATGAATGCGCTTATGAAGATTGCCAAAATCCACCAATTCAGAAGCGCGGCGTCTACGGTGGGCAGATTCCAAGGCGGCAAGCTGGTTAGGTGTGAAATTCCAATATTCATCTTCAGTAAGTCCGATCTCTACGCGGTAGAATGCCCAAGTTTTCAGGGCGTTTTTTTTTCGTCGTCGTCCGGTTTATCAGTTCCTGCTTTGATGGCCTGAAGCACCTTCGGAAAGTAATCCTCCACATTATCAAGCGTGATGAATTCACCCAGGTCTTCAGGGTCAGGAAAGCGTTTAAGCGCCGCCTTTGGAAGCATTGCCCAAACGTAAATCAAAAGGTTGTTGTAAGTGAATTCGCCGCCACCAGCTTGATCGGAAAACCGACCAAGCCGAAAGCGTGAAAAGTGTGCGAACTTGATGAGGCGCGGCTGATCTAATTGAATCTCCACCTCGCCTGTGACTTTGGGGTCAGACATCGCTTAGGTAGATTAATTATTCTGAGTCTGCGTAAGTGATCGCGCCTGTGATCTTGAGCGTAAACTCCAGACCGACTACGGCTTCCTGCTCAAGTTGAAAGGTGTTCCAGCCAGTCACGAACGCGGTAAAGCCAGCGTAAGGTCCAGTCGGCAACACAATGCGGAACGTCTCGCTTGTGCGGGCTTCAAAGTGCGCCTTAACAAGTAGTTGATTTGAACCGTCTGCGGATTCTGGATCGAGGTGGCAAACGACTGTCACGTCACCGCCATCGAGATACCCGGCAAGATATTCTTTAAAGTAGCTGGCAGAGCTCAGGTGCGTTGCGTCGATTGTGCTCATAGAAGCAGAAGCACCGCTGATGCTCACAATGTTGGTGATCTCGTCGTATGCGCTTACACCGTCATAAAGTTTAAGTTTTCCAAAAATGGATGCTGTTTTGGCCATTGTTTTCTTTCGTTATAATTAATTTGAATGAATAAAATCGAAATCGATCGGCATGTGCATGAAGCCGCCCGGCGCGTCGTCCTCCCAGAGTTCGCGCACGTCTCCCATAAGGATCGATTGAAAGGTGGTGCTGCCTTCGGTGATTCGCTGGTTGCCGTGTAAGAGGGTTCGTAAGGCATCGCGCACGGATAGGCAGACGGTATGCACGCGGTCGAAAACCGAGAACTGCAAGCGGGTCTCTGTGAACCCGTCGTCACCGCCGAGCGTGTGCTGAGGCTCGCTCGATACCGTTGAAATCTGAATATAAGGATACGTCGGATTCTGCGGCGTAGTTGCCCAGTAAATACGCGTTGAGACAATCGCCCGCAATGCGGTCGCGTCGGCATGGGTCGAAAGGTAGGAATATAGATCGCTTTCGAAACTCATAGCGCCCCCTTTCGTTTTGCTCGCGCAATGTCTTTAGGGAGATCGCGCTTCATCTTCGAGAAAAAGCGGGTCTTCATATTCGGCTTGGCTGAAACAAAAGCCCGGTGCATAAAACGATTCGGCCTTGTTTTTGAGGTACCAAAATGAAGTAGCGAAATAATATTGCTAGGGAGATCGCCAACGGGTCTCCCTTCTTTGTTCTTGCGTCCCCGGTAGTATCGCTGAAAGCCTCGTTTCTTACCGACAAGCGACATGACCACCCCGGCGCGCTTGTAAGTGCGGTTGACTTTTATAAGCGATTCCTTGAGGGCTCCGAATTCTACGGGCGCTCGATCGCGTGCGGCTTTCAGCAAAGGAGTAGAAGCAAAGGTTGTCGCTTTGCGTGCGCTGTTCTGCTGAATCTGTACGGGAAGCGAAAGCAGAAACTTGCCGTGCCGCTTTGCGCCTGGGAAAGATGCAACTACTGAGTTAGACATCAGAATCAGTCCTCCTCTTTGTATGCAGTTCAAGCCAATGCCTGCGCCCGATCTCCTTTGCAAAGGTGACATCGTATTCGGCGCTCGCGTCATCAACTACACGCCCAGCAATACTGAAATCAGTTCTATGGCGAATCGTCCATATAGTGATTCCGATGCCGACTTGCTCGCCGTTGCGGTTCGTCTCGTTGCCAGTCACGTCTTGCTTATGTGCAGGCAGATCCATTGCGAGATTCGAGAACCCATTAAGAGCTTGCCCGGTCGCGCTGACAGAAGGCGTTGCCGTCTGCAAGGTAATGCGCCTATCCATTCTTCCCGGTCTCATCTTACAGCCAGTGAATGCGGTTCATATCCAGCAAGTCGTCTGCTGAAATCGGGACTTTACTAGTGATGGTTCCTGCAACTACGGCTTCGCGAAAGTCAAACCAATGTTCGACGAGAATCAGGATCGCTTGCTTGATGCCTGCGGGAACTTCTGAGGCGTCGCTGTATCCGGCGACATACTCAACCGTCAAAGCGTTGATCGTTCTCTTAATATTGGGCATGTCCTCAAACATAATTCGCCCAGGCTCAGAGAGGCTGTCGACCGTGTAATTGTCCGTTGATAGCGTTTGAGTTGCCCCATCCGAGTCAACATAGGTGATCTCGGTTACAGACTGTAAGGGCGGCCTTGGAAGCTCGATAATACTATCTGTGGGAAGCGAACCGTTGTCCAAAGTCGCCTTCCAGGTTTGTGCGAGTAATCCGCGCCCGGTTTTCTCTTCTGCGAACTGTCGGGCGGTCTTTATCAAAGTATTGATATAGGTGTCCTCGGCGCTTCCCGTTTCTCTGAGTTGGTCTTTCGCCTCCGTCAAAGTAATCGGCTCGCTTGCCGCGTCCGTTGTCCTTACAAAACTTGTGATTTCCTCAAGTAGCATCTACTTTGCCTTTTTCTTGGCCGCCTTTTTTGCTGCTTTCTTGGCGGGCGCTTTCGCTTTGTTTTCTTCTGACTCCGTCTGTTGGACAACATGGCCGAAACGCTTCCTGTGAAGAGACTCAGCTTCGACTGTACTCACCTCTAATTGATCGCCAACCTTTCGACATGCGTATTTCAATTCTCCGTCAATCCGCTCGGATACGGTGTGCTCTTGGTCGATCTCAACTTTCACTAGCTTTACGTTTTTCATGCTATTCCTTTGGTTGTTATATCTGTCCATGTGACGGGGGCAGAAGCCCCCGCCATTGGATAGATACAAGCTATGAATAAAATTAAGATGCAGCTCCGTGCGCGAAATAGGTCATCGCGTTTGCTTGAGTAAGCCCGCCATCAACTCGCTTCGTGAACTTAAATCCAATCTGGCCGTTGGCCGCATAGAGTTCGTTTAAGCGTTGTGCGGTCATATTCAAACGATCGACAATCGTATAGTAACCGAAATCACCGAAACAGATACCACGTGAAGCGGTGGCCGGTGCGGGTGAGCTATCGGAAATTTCAACAACCTGACCGAGCAAGCGATCAGGCTGACCGGCTTGCACTGACATTTCCCAAAGCGGGCGGCTTTGGCCGTCAACTAGCAATCGAATCAATTTGGCGTGTCCGTCAGACATCAACCAGGCGGCGTTTTTGCGGTAGCGTGCGCCTAGAGTGTGAAGCGTGTTCACGAGGTCGGCATAAGTTACGGCAGCGGTGGCGCTGACTGCGCCTGTGTATCCTGCTACGGATACGCCTCCAACAGTTGATACTTGGAAGACTCCCTCGGGCTTGCCGGAATCGTCGCCATCGACAAAAGCGTCTTCCTCTTTGTCGGCAAACTCTTCAGCCGCGTCTGTTTGTAGAGCGCCAGCTAAGTTGTACGAGTTATCCTGTAAAAGCTCTTCAGATACTTGTATAATACCTCCAAGCTTGTGAGCTGAAAGAACTAAATTGTTGTATGCCGGATCGTTTGTACTGTATGCGCCTTCCTCGGCGATCCAGGTAAATGTTCCGCGTGAAGTCTGAAGCGGAATATTCCGATCAGATGCAGTCACGATCACATTAGCATACTTCCGCATGACAACGAGTTCAGCCAAATCGCGAACGATATTTGAGGCCCATTCCTGCGGGACCAAGTAACCGCCTTCGGCGTCGGTTCCGACTTCAAGAGCGTTGAAGTGTTTCGGATCCATGCCGTTTTTACCCTTGCGGGCAAAGCCGTTAAAAAATGCGTCCGAATACTCCTTGGAAGCAACCTTGTTTTGTGGAACGTCGCCAACTTCAGGTTTGAATCTGGAGTCTTCAACTTTGTTTAGCTTCTCTTCATCCTGCCATTGCTTCTCAAGGCGTTGAATCTCCTTGTTTAGCTTCTCAATGTCAGCGTCCCGGTTTTCCCAGGTTGTGGTTTCATCGGCAGTCCAGCCGGATTCGCGGGCAGTCGCTTCTTTTACGATCTTGGCGTTGTTGTTTACCAACGCCAAACGCTCGCCTTTCTTTTTTTCGATAAGGTTTTTCATGTTTTTATTTAGTTATGGATTCTCTTTCACGCTGCGCTTGCCTTATCTCTACGGCGTCAGGCGGCGTTGGTTTAAAATCAGTTTCTTGAAGTTCTGATAAATTCTCTTTTAACTCTGTGTTGCTCTCTTGTTTCTCTTTAAGTTCAACG